TTGTCTATATGGATGTAAATGCTAATGATTCAAGAGATTTATATGTAGTCTATGCTTTATCAGTTGGTGAAGTAGATGAAATTATTGGTAAAACCATTGAGCTAGATGGAAACCGCCTAACTGATTCTGCTAGATTTAGAGATGGCGGTTATATAGGTTCAGATAAAATATCTTCAGGTTCAGGCTCATTAAATACAGTTTCACAAAATGGTACTGGTATAGATGCTGGTGCTGGTCAGTTTGGTTCAAGTCCTACTTCTAAATATAGATACGTAATGAACCTACATCATGGAGCTGCATCACAAACAGCAGACCCTATGCTAGTAGCTTCTATGTCTAATTGGACTTCAGCACATAAATTGAATGGCATTGCTTATATAGCGGCTCATTATGGCTTTGATGCAGAAGGCATTTGGTCAGGAGTTCCACAACTAACAGTTCAAGTAAGAGGTAAGAAAGTTTATGACCCAAGAGATTCAGGTCAAACATTTGGAACTCCATCTACTTATGAGTATTCAGATAATCCAGCTTTAACTTTTCTTGATTACATTACTAATAACGAATATGGAAAAGGCTTAACTGAATCACAAATCAATATGTCTACATTTAGTTCTGCTGCTAATGTTTGTGATACTCAAGTTGACCAGCCTTACTTTAATGGAACAGCACAATCACTTACTTGGAGTGGTACTGCTGGTGATGATTTTATAACTATTAGTGGTTCTTCTGCTATTGCAGAATGGTATCAGAATAAGATAGCTGAATTAATTATTTTATTTGATGATAATGGTAATAGAGTATTAGACGGTGTTGAAATTAAAGACATACAAAGAACAAACTATTTTGGCTCAACAGAAAATTTTATAATATTCTTTAATGGAACATTAGGCTCTACCTATTCACCACAAACAGGTACTTCATTATTAAAAGTAAAAAGATTTCATTGTAATGGTTATTTAGATACTAATAAAAATGTAATGGAAAATGCTAAAGAGCTTCTTGCAAACATGAGAGGTATCTTTCTTTATATAGATGGTAAATATGAGCTATCAATAGAAGATACAGGTTCTTCTACATTTAGTATTAATGATAATCATATTATTGCTGATGCTGGTATATCAGTTGATTATGGCAATAAAGATAAGAAAGCAAATAAGGTTATTGTTGAATTTTTTAATGCTAATAAAAAATACGAATTAGATACAGCTACAGTTTTACATGATGCTACTCCTGAATATTACTCAGATGATGGTGATGAGATATTAGAAATTAAAGCTGAGTTCCCTTATATAAGCGACCCTTACATAGCTTATAACATGGGTAAGGCAATCTTAACTAGAAGTAGAAATCAAACAACTATGCAGTTCTTAGGAACTCCTGAGATGTATAAATTAAATGTAGGAGATATTGTTGATCTTACTTATGCAGGTTTAGGATTCTCAGGAAAGATTTGTAGAGTTGAAGCATTAGAATTACAGCCTAATGGTTTAGTTGCAGTTAGCTTAATAGAATACTTTGATGTTTATACATGGGAAGTACCACCTCAAGAACCAGTAGAAGAACTAGCTAACTTACCTTCAGCTTATGCAGTAAAAGCTCCAACAGGATTATCATTTACTGATACTGATGCAAGTTCTACAGGTAGACCATTCTTATCATGGGATGAGCCAACTGATTTTCCTAATTATCAATATAGGGTTAATGTTGTTGATAGTTCTAGCAATCAAGTTAAAAACACTATTGTTGATGTAGAGAATTGTGATTTAAACTTTTTACCAGTTGATGCTAACTATGTTGCAAGTGTTAGCTCATTAAATACTTTAGGCAGTGAATCATCTCCAGCTACTTTAACCTTTAGTATTGGTGATGCTCCTACAGGTGAAGATGATTTAAAAGATGGTTCAGTAACAATCACTAAAATAGGTTCTGATGTTCAATCTGCAATCAATGCTGGTGGTACTAATTCAACTCAACTAATAAAATCAACAACAGCTCCAACAACAAGGACTGATGGTTCTACATTACAAGAGCAAGATATTTGGTGTGATACAGATGATGATAATCAAATATATGTTAGAAACGCGACTAATAGCGGTTGGGAAAAAGCTAGAGATGCTTCATTAGTAACTTTATATAATTCATTAAGTTCTACTGTATCTACTAACACAACAAATATAGCTTCAGCTCAAGGTGATATAGTTACACTTACAACTGACACTTCAGCTAATGCTACAGCTATAACTAATTTAACAGCTAGTGTTAATACTAATGCTGCTGCTATAACCACTGAGCAAACAGCAAGAGCAAACGGAGACTCTGCTTTAGCTTCAGATATAACAGCATTAACTGCTACTGTTAACTCTAATACTGCTGGTATATCAAGCGAAGCGACTACTAGAGCAAATGCTGATACTGCTTTAGCTTCTGACATTACAACATTAACTGCTTCAGTAAATACTAATGCTGCTGATATTACTACAGAGCAAACAGCAAGAGCAAATGGTGATAGTGCTTTGGCTTCTGATATAACATCTTTAACTTCAACAGTTAATGGAAATACTGCATCAATAACAACAAATGCAACAGCAATAACAGATATAAATGATAATGCTTCTGCATCTTATGTATTACAACTAAACGCAAATGGAAAAGTTGCACAAATGGTTCTTGAAAGTAATGCTGATTCAGGAACAGGCGCAACAAGCACAATAGCTTTCTTAGCTGATACTTTTAAAATTGATAATGATGCTGGTTCTAGTGTAAGTCCATTTATTGTAAGTGGTGGCTCTGTACTTATTGATAATGCAAGGATAGAAAATTTATCAGGAACTAAAATTGATGTTGATACATTAAATGTAAAACATTTTGCAGATGTATCTGCTGATATTATTAATCAAACTGGTGGAACAGTACCATTAAGAGTAACAGCAGAAAACAGTCAATGGAATGGAACATACCCAGGGTCTACAATAAATAATGTTGAAGCTACTTATATGAATACTACATTAAACAATGTAAGAAATGGTGCAGGTTATCAGGTTATATATAGTGCTGTACTAGGTGATGTAAGAAATGGAACTATAGAATATAGTTTTAACAATAGTACATGGACAAGTCTAGGCTCTCCAATGAACGCTGATGCTGGAACATTTAGAAGTTATGTATTTGTATGGCAGGGAACTTTAAGTGGAATGAGTTCTTCTCAAGAAACTGTATATTGGAGAGTTAATTGGAATAATAGTGGCTCTATATTTAACAGCACATATCAAGCAATGTATATAGATGTGGATAATACACAATAAGGTTTAAGGAATGAAATATAGTATATATAAAACTGAAACAGGATTAATAAATTCTCAGGGTAGTAGTAGTCATCTTACAGATTTATCAGATATATTACTTGAAGATGGTGAAGCTATTATTGAAGGACACTATGATAGAGCAACACAAAAAATAGTAGATGGAGTTATTACAGAATATGTTGCTGATTTTTTTCCATCAATAAGAAACAAAAGAAACAAATTACTAGATGAATCAGATTGGACACAAATGAGTGATAGTCCTTTATCTGTTTCTAAAAAACAAGAATGGGCAACATATAGACAGGAATTAAGAGACTTACCATCTTTATATCAGTCAGCTAATAATATTGCTGATGTTATATTTCCAAGTATCCCTGAATGATTTAATATATAGAAAATAGGATTTTATTATGGCACAACACGATTACAACATAGCAAACCAGTCAGGTGCAGACTTTAGAGCAGATTTAAACAATGCTCTTTTAGCTATTGCAACTGTTAATAGTGGAGCAACAGAACCATCAACTACATTTGCTCATCAATTATGGGTAGATACATCTAGCAGTGTATTAAAGATCAGAAACGCTGCTGATAATGCATGGATTACTACAGGTGTTAGTATTACTGCATCTAATACTTTTACAGGTGACTTAACAGGTAATGTTACTGGTAACTTAACAGGTAATGTTACAGGTAATGTAACCGGTGATTTAACAGGTAATGCTGATTCTGCTGATATTTTAAGTACAGCAAGAACCATATCTTTATCAGGAGATGTAGTAGGTTCAGTGTCTTTTGATGGTAGTGCAAATGTTGATATAGATACTGTAGTTCAAATTAATTCTATTACTTTAGGAACTGATACAACTGGTGATTATGTTGAATCACTATCAGGTGGAACTGGTGTAACAGTAACAGGTGGAACTGGTGAAGGTTCTACTCCTAGTGTTGCTATAGGACAAGCTGTAGCTACAACTGATGATGTTACTTTTAATTTAGTTACTGCAACAGATGAATTTGTTGGTGATTTAGATGGTGCTGTTAGATTTAGTGCAAAAGCTGGTGAAGCATTAACAAAAGGTGATTTAGTTTATGTCTCAGGAGTTTCAGGTGATGTTCCAGTGGTATCTAAAGCTAAAGCTGATGATGTTTCTAAAATGCCCGTATTTGGTTTAGCTGTAACAGATGCTAATAATAATGCAGGATTACAAGTTGCAACATTTGGTACGTTAGATGGATTAGATACCTCAGGTGTATCAGAAGGACAAATTTTATATGCTTCAACAACAGCAGGTGCTTATACAACAACAAAACCAACAGGTGAATCAAGTCAAATACAAAACATAGGTAAAGTTATAAGAAGTCATGCTGCTGCTGGTTCAATTAAAATAGGTGGTGCTGGTAGAAGTAATGATGTTCCAAACTTAAACAATGGAAAGATATTTATAGGTAATGCTTCTAATCAAGCAATTACATCAACACTTGATACTTCTATAGTCGTTGAAAATACTAATCTTTACTATACAACAGCAAGAGCAAATACAGATTTCGATACAAGATTAGCCACAAAAGATACAGGCGATTTAACAGAAGGGTCAAACTTGTATTATACGACAGCTAGAGTTAATTCAGATTTTGATACTAGGTTAGCTACTAAATCTACAACTGATTTGGCAGAAGGCACTAATTTATATTACACATCAGCTAGATTTGATTCAGCTTTTACATCTAAAGATACAGATGATCTTAGTGAAGGAACAACTAATTTATATTACACAACTGCAAGATTTGATTCTGCATTTGGTAATAAAACAACTTCTGATTTAACAGAGGGCACAAATTTATACTATACAGATACAAGAGCAAATTCAGCTATAGATACAAGAGTTACTAAAGCATTTGTTGATGCACTAGGAATACAAGCATCAAGCGTAGATGCTAACTCAGTAACACTTGGAACTGATACAGTAGGTAACTATGTTGCAACAGTAACTGGAACTGCTAATAAAATCACTGTTACAGGTAGTGGAAGTGAGTCTGCAAACATAACGCTATCACTACCTGATGACGTGCAAATTGCATCTGATTTAACAGTAGCTGGTAATTTAACTGTTAATGGAACTCTAACGTCACTAGACACAACGAATCTTGATATAGAAGATAACTTATTTCAGCTTAATGCAGGATTAACAGGATCACCAGTAAACGATTCAGGTATGCTTATTAATCGTGGCAATCAAGACAATGGCATCTTTATGTGGGATGAATCTGTTGATAAATTCACAATGGGTCTTACTACAGCAGATGGTAGTGCTACAGGAAACATAACACTTAATTCACTTGGAACTTTAGTAGTTAATGTAGAAGGTAACTTAACAGGTAATGTTACTGGAACTGTCTCTAGCCTATCTAACCATGATACTGCTGATTTAACTGAAGGCACTAACCTTTACTATACTCAAGCAAGATTTGATTCTGCTTTTACTGCTAAATCTACATCTGACTTATCAGAAGGAACTAATCTTTATTACACTGATGCTAGATTTGATACAAGACTAGCAACAAAAGATACTGATGATGTATCTGAAGGCACTAGCAATCTTTACTATACAACAGCTAGATTTGATTCTGCTTTTGGTGGTAAGTCTACAAGTGATTTATCTGAAGGTACTAACCTTTATTACACTGATGCAAGAGTACAAGCTGTTTCTATTAATAATGTTGTTGAAGATACAACTCCTCAGCTTGGTGGTGATTTAGACTTAAATTCAAGCGATATTACAGGTACAGGTAACATTAATATTACAGGTACTATTCAATCTTCAGGAAACATTACAGGCACACTAGCTACAGCAGCTCAACCTAATATTACAAGTCTTGGTACGCTTACAGGTTTAACAACTACAGGCGATATAAACTTTGGCGATAACGACAAAGCAGTCTTTGGAGCAGGTTCAGACTTGGCTATTTACCATGATGGTTCTAATTCTCATGTCCGCGACCAAGGTACTGGTAATTTACAAATTGAAGGTCAGGCAGATGTTAAAATCATGGACAATCTTGGCGCTACCACAATGGCTGTTTTTAGAAAAAATGATGCTGTCTTTTTGAATTATAATAATATCACCAAGTTTGCCACAACCTCAACAGGCATAGACGTAACAGGTACAGCCACAATGGATGGGTTGACTGTTGGCTCTACTGATAAAATTGTTTTCGGCAATTTAGATAGTACAGGTATTTATCGTACAAACTCTAACAACGACCTTACAATGCAAAACTGGGCAAATGCATCAATACTTATAGATAGCGACAACAATGATACCAATAGGTATTTTATGATTGGCAACGACAGTCAGGATGCAGGGACAGCTAAAAAGATAGCTAAGTTTGATGAAGGCGGAGACATCTCTTTCTACGAAGATACAGGTACAACTGCAAAACTATTTTGGGATGCAAGTGCTGAATCGCTTGGTATTGGTACGACTAGTCCTGCTGCTAAACTTGATGTTAATGGTGATTATCAAGGTGCAGGAAATATAATTACAAGTAGTGGTTTTATTCGCAGCCCTGATGGAAGTGCTGGTACTCCAAGTATTCAACCAGGTGTTGATGCAGATACAGGATTTTTTAGACCAACAACAAATAATATAGGTTTTAGCACAGCTGGTTTAGAAGCCATGCGTATTGATGCCAATCAAAACTTGTTGGTGGGAACTACTTCAGCCTACAGCACTACAGGTACAACTATAAATGCGGCAGGGTTAGTTTATTCATCTGCTGATGGAGACAGAGCAGGACAATTTGACAGAACTACAAGTGACGGTGAGCTTGTTAGGTTTTCAAAGGCAGGAACAACAGTTGGAAGTATTGGTACTAATAGCTCAAGATTATTCATTGGTAATGGTGATACAGGTTTACTTATCGCTGGCGACTTAGACAACATAACGCCATTCAACACTTCAACAAATGCAAGCAGAGATGCAGCAGTTGATTTAGGAAATTCAGGTGTTAGATTCAAAGACCTCTACCTATCAGGCGGTGCTTATCTAGGCGGTACAGGTTCAGCAAACCATCTTGACGATTATGAAGAAGGTACTTTTACTCCTA